CCGAAGCCTTGCAGAAGAGCGTGCATTAAACCGTCGTCCATATTGGATTGAGGTTGATCCAACCAAAGTGTATGGCTGGCGTTTGGATCGTGAATCCAACTATGGCAACCTGACGCAAGTGCGTATTGGCGAAAAGGCTGTTGTAGCTGACGGTGAATTTGGAGAAAAGGTCTATGACCAAATTCGTGTCATTGAGCCAGGTCGTTATCGCGTCTATCGGCAAGAAGAGCAAAAGAAAGCGATGCAAGGGAACTTCCCATACCCCTCTTCGTTTGACCAATCAGACGCTACGTCGGAGTTTGAGCTTGTTGAATCTGGACCGTATTCACTTGATCAAGTCCCGCTGGTCACCATATACGCGAACAAGACGGACACGATGACAAGTCGTCCACCGTTACTGGACATTGCTCATCTCAATCTTGCTCATTTCCAACGCCAAGCTGACTTGATTCATAGCTTGCATATCGCATCACAACCGATGTTGGTGCTTGAGGGTTGGGACGATCAGACTAAAGATATGGCGATTAGTGTCAACTATGCGATGGCGACGCAGCCGGGAAACAAGGTCTACTACGTGGAGCCTGCCGCTAGTGCTTTTGAAGCGCAATCTGCGGAGATCCAAGAGTTACAACAACAAATGGCGACGTTGGGTATCAGCACGCTTAGCCAACAGAAATTCGTAGCTGAATCAGCTGACGCACGACGCCTAGACCGTATCGACACAAATTCAATGTTGTCGATGGTCTCAATGGACCTGGAGTCAGGTTTGCAGAAGTCTTACAACTTGGCTGCTAATTACTTGGGTATTGAGCCGCCCGAAGTGAAGATCAGCCGTGACTTTGACCTTCAGCGTCTTATTGGTCAAGACATTACGGCAATGGCTCAGCTGTTCCAAGACAGCATTATTGATCGCGAAGAGTTCCGCGAGATGCTGGTACAGGGTGAAATCCTGCCTACATCAGCGGAGTCGCAGGACCAGGCATCAGAGGTACAGTAAAGGGGCAGTAATTATTTAGCTTCATGGCTAAGTCAATCGACAAGGTTTTGCAGCCAGATGGCTCCTACAAGTGGGAAATGGTTGATTCTTGGGATCCTGCATCCGAAAGAACAGCAACACCACCTGCTGCCCCAAAAGCTGCTGCAAAGCCAAAAGCTACTAAAAAGACAAAAGCTACTAAAGTAGAAGAGTAAATCTACTTTTCACAATGGAAGAACAAGTCATCCAGGAGACGCCTGTGGCAACTCCTGATCAGCCCGTGGCTGAGACTGCGACTTCAACTCCTGCTGTAGACGTTTCAGTCTACGAGCAACAAATTCAGGCGTTAAAAGTACGTGCCAGCGAAGCTGAGGATAAATTCCAAGGCATCAAAGGCAAGCTTGATGATGTCTACAAAAAACAAGACGATCAACGCAGAAAAACGCTTGAAGACCAGGGTCAGTGGAAAGACCTTTGGGAAGAGGCCAACAAAACTGCTCAAGACAAGCAACAACAAATTGCTGATCTAGAGCGTCAATTGCAAGAGCTTCGGGTTTCAAATGAAACTGCAGCGATGCAAACGTCTGCGTTGTCTGCAATTAGTCAGGCTGGAGCGATTAATGCTCAACAGATGCTGCAATTAGTGCAGAATGGTCTTAAGAAATCTGAAGATGGCAGCGTCAAAGTTCTTGACGGTGGCGTTGAACAAGACCTAGGTGTTTATTTAGCCAAGCTAAAAAATCCTGGTTCTGGCTACGAACATCACTTCAAGCCAAGCACTCAGGCTGGGATGGGAGCTAAGCCTTCGACAGGAACTGCAGGCGCGGCAGGCGTCGCAAATCCTTGGCTAGAAGGTAGTATTAACTTAACAAAGCAAATGGCTTTGGATGTTTCCGACCCTGATCTTGCAGCTGTGCTCAGGAGAGAGGCCGGTAAATAGTCCCTGTGGGACACCATCTCAGGTCTGTGACTTGATCCACCGCAAACATTATCCCTGAATAAGAAATGGCTGCTCCATTTCAGAATTATTCCGGCGGTGTCCTACTAGCGGACATCGTCAAGAGGAATAATCTCAGCACTTATGTGTCTGAGGCAATTAAAGAGCGTAGCTTGTTTATCAAGTCTGGCGCTGTTGTTCGTAACGCTCTTCTCGATGCACGAGAAGGCGGTACTCGCATTCAAGTTCCTGAGTTCAACCCCGTGTCTCCCACTGAGGAAGTCATGGACGGTACTGCAACTTGGGGCACTAGCTCTGCTGGTTACCTAACTCCTCAAAAGATCGGTACTGGCACCCAAATTGCTTCGATCATCCACCGTGGCTTTGCCTACGCCGTAGATGACGTTGCGATCTTGGCAGCTGGTGAAGATCCAATGCTTCACATCCGTAATCAGTTGGCAGATGCCATCAACAAGCTGAACAGCGCACGTCTGTTTGAGCAGTTGACTGGTTTGTTCCACACTGCACTCAATGCTCACCGCCTTGAGAAGCAACTTGGTGGTTCCGGCGCTACTGCCGAAGCCAACTATCTGACTGCTGCAACTGTCGCTGAAGCCCGCTCCAAGCTGGGTGAGCGCGGTGAAGAGCTGGACATCTTGGTTGTTCACCCTTCCGTTGCTTACTACCTGTATCAGGTGGGAATGCTGACCTTCTCTACTTCAGCACTTGCCGCTTCTGGCGCAGTGACCTGGGGTGGTGGTGGCGTTGGCATTGGCGCTCGTGAAGTTGGTGAATTTGCTGGCTGTCGCGTCATTGTTGACTCACAAGTCAACATCAATGACCCAACAACAGTTGGCAACCGCCAAGAGTTCCGTTGCTACATGCTGAAGTCTGGCACCATCCTTGAGGGTGTTCAGCAAGATCTTCGGATTGAAGCTGACCGCAACGTCCTCTCGAAGCAAGACGTGCTTTCCGTGGATTACCACACTGCCTATCACGTTATGGGCACCAAGTGGGGTTCTGCTTCGGACAACCCGACTAACGCAAACCTGCGTACCGGCAGCAACTGGTCTGCCACCTACGACATCGACCTCATCCCTGCGGTTGAGATCTTCGTCAACACTCCTTTGGATAACGGACTCAAGTCCTGATCCTGACGGAGCAAAAGGCCCTACCATTAGGTGGGGCCACCTTATTATTGCCTTATGGCTGCCACGATCAACGCCACACTCAAAAGCGCAACAGCCAACAGCTTTGTGACGTTGGCAGAAGCAGATGCGTATTTTGAAACCGTCCCAAGCTCAACGCAGTGGGATAACAAACAAGACGACAACAAAAACCGTGCTTTGATTTCAGCAACCCGCTGGATCGACACATTGAATTTTTATGGTGATCGTTGCGATGCAGACCAAGCTTTGAGCTGGCCACGCAACAATTACCACGTTGATCGCGTTGAATTAACTTGCAGTGCTATTCCAGCAGACATTAAGTACGCTACTTATGAATTGGCGCGTGCATTAGCAAATGACACGGACTCGATTACAGGGACTACCGGCGATACGGGGTTATACGAAGCCGTCAAGCTTGGAGAACTCGAAGTCAAGTACAACACTTCTAGCCAAGCTACTGGAACTGTCAATAACGTATTCGACGTTTACCCTTGGCTGCAGTCTTATCTTGGTGCTTATTGTCTTGGAGGTTCTGGCTCTTACCAAGTTCGTACTGTGAGGGGTTGAGATGCCAGGAGCACTAGACAGTTTATTCAAAAGCGTTGCCAAATCAGTTGTCGCTGATCTGGGCAAATCTCTTGACACGACAATCACTTACACCCGCAAGGTGTCGCCAACGTATAACACCAGCACTGGTGCGTTAACGACGACAGACACGTCTTACTCTTTCGACGCACCAATCGAATTTGTAAGGTCAGAGGAGGAGGATGAAGCTGAAAAGCGAACAGCAAAGCTTTACGTCACTCCAGACTTGATTGGCGACAATCAGCCAACCTTTGAGGACAGTATAAGTGTCAAATATGCAGGGTCCAACAGGGTTGCCCAAATCACTGATATTCAAACCTATAAGGGTGGGCAAGAGTATTTATTTATCTTGCAGGTGGTGTTCTGATGGCTAAATTTGCAGACACCAACTTGTTTGACTTTGAAAATGATTTTGAGGCTTATTTTGACCAAGGCTTTAATCGGTTAATTAATAGCTTGGTGGAAGACCTTTCTACTCCTCAGAATAGCCCGGTCTACACTGGTTATTTTGCTTCAAGCTGGAGGGCGTCTTCTTCTCCAATAAAAAGAGAGCCTAGGAAGAGAAGCGATGAGAATAGACGGACTAAAGCCCCATGGGAAAAAGTGTATAAAACAGCGACAAGAGGTACTGGTGACAGCCTTACCCCTTGGGGCGTAAAGAAAAACATGGGAGTTATCGAAAGACGTTACCCTGGGCCATTTGATTTTAATTTCAAGCAGTACCCAACCGTTTACATTGGGAATAGGGCACATTATGCTCCCTACGCATTAGAGGATGGTAAAACGATTGCCTTTCTCGGTGACGTAAAAGAAAAAGTAAATGAGTTCTTTACAGAAAGCCAAAAGTTAGGTCAGATCAATGTTGCAGCACGAGCAAGCCGAAGGAACAAGGCTGGCAAGGTTACTCAAGCTCAAAACGTTTCTATTTTCTAGCTATGACTCTTGTAAACGCCCGAGCCGCTTTCGAGAAAGCCGTTACCGATGCAGTCGCAGCGGCGGACAATACCGTTCAAATGGTCTACGACAACGTTAAGTACACGACTCCCGGCAAGACCAAAAAATATGTTTCTATGCGAATAAATTTCAATCAGTCCACGCTCCAAAACCAAGGAGCCGCCTCTGACTATTACAGCGGTGTAATTCAGTGCAATGTTTAT